GCCCTGTATAGGGTGATACGTTGAATATCATAGGCGTGGCAATCTCCTCGCCATCACTATACTTATCATAGCGTACTACAGTACACATCTTCTTTACTACTGCCATATCACCATTGTAATCGTACTCAGTTATCTTATCTATTAGTATGCGATGCTTATTATACAATACGTTTATTATGTTATCGTTAGTTGTCTTCATTGTGTTACTCTTTCGTTAGTGTGTGTAATGTGTAGTGTGTGCTATAGGGGACTGGATAGGGTAGGACTAATCTTCATATAATTCTACATGGCTATCGTCGCTCTCTATGTCTTCCCAATTAGCCTCATGATATTCATACTCAGCTAATGCACATTGCATGTCGTGTTCGTCTAGTTCAACTGAGGCTACCATAGCTAGTAGTTCGGCGGGTGTTAGTGTCATCTTATTCTCTTTTTCTATTAGTGTTGTGTTACTTGTTATGCCTATATTATATACTATAGGCTAGTATATGTCAATACCTAATATAGGTTATTCTTATGAGTCGCAACGTCCAGAGTTTACACCCCATTGCCATTCTTGGGCAAGCGTTTTGTTGTCGTATGGGCAAGGCGTCATGTCAGCATAACCCAATCCACATTGGCGACCTAGTTGATATCCAGCTGAGTAAGCTGTGTTGCGAGCAAAGTCTTGAGCGAAGATGAAGAAAGCCATGTCTTGTGTTCCTTAGTTAGTGTTGTTGTTTCTTATGTCTTTATTGTATACTGTATTATCGTCGTGTGCAAGGGCTAATCTTAACATTAACCAATTAAACTATGAAATACTTCTAGTTTATTTTGACCATTCAATCGTAAACGATTGTCATTGGCATCAATGATATACCAACTATCGTTAGCAAAGTCCATACGTCGCATGTAATCTAGTGCATCTTGCACTGTAGTGAAGTTAGCATACACATCATAGCTAGTGCCGATGTGCTTGATAACTCTTACATCGTGGGCTTTAGTAGTCATAGTCTTGGTTACTCCGTTAGTGTTGTTGTTTGTCATACTAGTATTATATACTATGTTGCTGTTGTTGTCAAGGGTAATCTTGTTATTATTATTATTATTTATCATCTTTATTATTACCGTGTTTGTTTGTTGCTTAACTTCTTATGTCTTAAGTATACTATTATTATCGTCCATTGTCAAGGGTAAACTTTAACTATTCCCGAAATATAATGCAATTACTTTCTTCCCCCTCTATCGGGGGGTTTTCGGGCCCCCACCCACTTTTAACTTCAAAAATCTAAGTACCTTACTTCCCTGAAAATGCCGGGGTGGTGCAGTCACAATGAGCTGCGCTCATCAAGATGTCTTGTTCAAACCTCCACCATCAGCCCCCTTTCCTGTCAATGAGCTTAAGCATCGAGTCGCCCCCTCTAGAATCCCACGAGGATCCCTTGGCCATATTGTCCTCAGCCCAGAGTGGCTGCAAGTTGGAATAGTGAAAGCAAATATACACCTGTTTCTCGTCGGTGAAGTCAAATGAAGCGCATGGTCTTATATGGTCTATATGCCACCCTCTGAGACCGTAGTTGTCCCAACTCATTCCCGGACTAAACTGTCTCTCAAAGTGCAGCACGAGCTCCCTTGCTGTACATCCGATGTACTTCAGTGTTGTGTCTGACTTCCTCAACCCCACGTCCCCCAGCACCCTCTTAATTCTCTTACTTTGGTTTATTTTGACCCTAACATGAAGTCGCTTTCTGTATTCTGATAGCTTATCGGGGTTATCTTTTCTGTATTTGTCCTGCCATTTCCTACGATATTCTTTGTTTTTCTGATAGTAGTCCTTGTGGTACTGCTTCTTGTCTTCATATGTTTCAAGATGGACTTTCTTGCTGTGTGCTCTACTACAGGGAATGCACATTGACGTTTTTCTATATCTGTGAGAGGGGTAAAACGTATCTACTGGTTTCCTCTCGGCGCAAACTCTACATAGCTGTCCCTTTTTGCTATCAAACTCCTTCTCGGCCTTCTCTTTTTCTCTTTTCTTCCTAGCGTTGTAGCATTTTTTGCATTTAGCGCGTAGCTTGCCCTGTGTACTACCAACAGGGTAGAACTCCCTAGTGGATTCCTTAGCCTCGCCACACCCGCGACACGTTTTCAATTCCATCTTATCTCCTTTATAGTGTTACAGACCCCTAGCTTTCTACCCACCACGCAATACTAATCACGGAGGCATTAAGATATCATCAGAGAGCAGCCTTCAGTGTTATTGCGCGTTTGGTTTGTGAGAAAGCTTCAACTCACTTTACACTGCCACAGGCTTGTACGGATGGGTTGTCTCGTATCTACCCACTCCTGACAATCACACTTGTTAAAACCGCTCATCTTCCGCACCACTAGCAAGGGCACCATAGAACTGCAATGCCTAGACAGCAGAATTTATTTTACTAGGCCATATTTCGGTAGAAACGAGTGATCTGATATCTCGTACAGAAGTATTATAGTGTATCACCTGACATGATACAAACAAATTCCCACACTTTGTCTTTATAATCGTGCTTTTGTCGTCTCAAAGGTGTATAATATTTTGAATTAAATTGTATTTGAATTGATGGAGGCAGCAATGGGTAATAAAAAAGAAGAGGCGGCAACGCCAATAGGCAGCACCTTACACTGTAAGGCTTCTGCGGCACTATCAGAGGAAATCAAGGAGGAGCTTAAGGCTGAGGACCAGTCATTAGGAAACATTTTAGATGAGCAAACAAAAGAGTCAGAATGATTTTATCTCCGGAAAGATAGATTCCGCCCAAACCATACCCGAGTCTAATGATTTAGAGCTTCTTGGTATAAAGGGGTTTAGTGATTGTCCGGGATACTATAAAAAATGGTCAGAAAGCGGCGAGCTTGACAACTCCATAATCCGGGACACCATGAAACCACGCCTTAGGTTCTATTATAGGATAGAAGGATACCCCCCAATCAAGGGGAGGCGCTATCCAGAGCCTGACTTTATAGAAACTGGCGTAGGCTTTATTACGAAAAAGAATAAAAAGTTTATCTTCACTAGAGAAACCCCCCTATTTAGTGGTGAGAGCAGAGATTCCCTCTTTTCTGTAGACTCAAGTGCCCCCCCATATTACATAGGAGACACAAAGTCCCTTGTAATCTTTAGTACTAAGCCAGCAAGTTACGACCTAGCCCTCTCTTCTCCCCATTGTGTCATAACTTCCAACCAAGCTTTCTCTCCAACACCTGTTGAGCTTGAAGAAAACTCACTCCTAGGCCGAAAAGACAACCGTGTTCAGTCAATTGACAAGGATGAGCTTCGAGAAATACTCACAGACGACTCTATATGTGACGCCGTCAACCAAAACTCAAAACAAATGGCCCTTTCCAGTAGAAGAGTTAACCTAACCACGCCAAACTCGGTTCTTTCGGCTCCCATTCTACGCCCCTTCCCCTTTTACAGCGATGAAAGTAGACCAAAAGCACAAAAGGGAGCAATTATTTTCAATGAATCATCAAATTGTTTGGAATATTACACAGGGAGCGAGTGGAGAGCTCTAGTTTGGGAGAGCGCTTAATGAAAATACCCTCTAGCATGACCGAAGAAGACGTTATTGAAGAAATGATGAAAGTTATCAACCGAACAGCACCGAAGTATACCTTTTATGGCTATGGAGTTGAGGATATTAAACAAGAATCCTTTATAATCTGTATGGATGCGATGGAGAGATACGAAGAAGGACGTCCATTAGAAAACTTCCTAGCAGTACATCTCTCTAATAGACTTAAGAACTTTGTAAGAGATAACCATTTTGTTAAAGCAGAAGAGGAAAAAGCAAAAGTCCAGATGCCCGGCCAACTTGCTAATGACAACACCATCGTATCGCCCCAAAGCCTGCAGGCTAAACAGGGGCATCACATAGACCTAGAAGAAATGAAAAAAATAATAGATATCAAATTGCCAGCACAGCACAGATCAGACTATTTAAAAATCATTAATGATATTTACGTTCCAAAAAAGCAGCGTGAAGAGGTTTTGTCTGTAGTACATGAAATACTAGAGGAGCACGGTCATGCGTAAGGGGCGTTTCACCAAAAAAGAGATAAAATTCATAAAAGAAAACATGGGGTCCATGTCTGCAGAAGATCTATCCGTAGAACTTGACAGGGATCCATCCAGTATTAAGGATTATATTAAGCGGGAATTTAAAGTGGGTCTGTCCTTAGAGGAAGAGGCGGCATACGAGTTAGAAAGTCGCCCTTACTGGTCTGAGCTTAAGCAGCAGTTTTCAGGACAGGAGCTTGAGTTATTCAAGTATCACTGGACAAGGGTGATATCGCAGTTTAAGGACGATGTGATTCCTACAGAAGAAATACAAGTAGTTGATCTTATAAAATTAGAATTACTGATGAACAGATGCCTTAAGGTCAACAAGAGCAACATGGATCAGATAGACGCATTTCAAGTATTAGTACGCGATGAAAGGGCACTTGACCCGGACCAACAGGATGTGGACACTATAATTAACCTAGAACGGCAAGTGGCATCCCTGAGGGCGGCTCAAGAGTCCTTAAATCGTGACTATAGAGACTTACAGACAAAGAAGAACTCTATGCTTAAGGAGATGAAGGCGACTAGAGAGCAGCGTGTGAAGCGTTATGAGGATAGTAAACATAGTTTTACCGGATGGATAATACATCTCATAAACAATCCAGAACTAACAACGTCTTACGGGTTAGAGATGGAGAGAATGAGACTCGCGATGGATAAAGAGAGAGATAGATTGGGGCAGTTTCACCAGTATGAAGACGGGCAGGTGGATCAGCCCTTTTTAACCCCTGATACAGTCAAGGAATAAAAATGAAGAAAGCAATTATTTTCGGTGTGACGGGTCAAGACGGCAGTCATTTGTCAGACCTTCTTTTAGAGAAGGGTTACGAAGTAGTCGGAGTGAATCGTAGAGCAAGCACAGATAACACTGGGCGAATCAGTCACATTGAGAACCATGAAAGATTCAGCTGGGTCAGTGGAGACATCACAGATGCTCATAGTGTCTACAATATCTTTAGGGATAACGGGAACGTAGATGAAGTCTACAACCTTGCGGCACAATCACATGTTGGGGTCTCTTTTAAGCAACCAGCATTGACTTGGGATATAACTGGCAAGGGGTGTCTTAATATACTACAGGCTATAGTAGATCTCGATTTGAATAGCTGTAGGTTTTATCAGGCATCTAGCAGTGAGATGTACGGCTGTTCGTATGATATGGGACGAGACCAAACCAAGTTTCAAAACGAAGATACCAAATTCTTGCCTCAGTCACCCTACGCGATAGCCAAGTGTGCGGCCCACTATATGACTAGGCTGTGTAGAGAAGCCTACGGAATACACGCAAGCGCCGGAATACTATTTAATCACGAGGGCCCCAGAAGGGGAGAAACCTTTGTTACAAGAAAAATAACCAAGTGGATTGGTGAATTTGCAAGATGGAGGAACGGCCACTGCACTACACCGCAAGACTTTTCTGAACTCACTTTTTCTGAGGATGACATCATCACGCATCCAAAAGCAGCAAAAGGTGTTATTTATGCTAAATTTCCAAAGCTACGTTTAGGTAATCTTGAAGCGTTTAGAGATTGGGGGTATGCGGGGGATTACGTTGAGGCCATGTGGTCAATGCTTCAACAGGACAAGGCGGATGATTACGTAATATGTACGGGGGAAACCCATACTATTCGAGATTTCCTAGACGTTGCGTTTGGACAAATAAACATTCACGACTGGTCTGATCTTGTTGTTGTTGATCCCCAGTTTTACAGGCCTGCCGAAGTGGACTACTTAAGAGGTGACAACACAAAGGCTCTAACCAACTTAGGGTGGAAACCAAAGCACTCTTTTAGAGACCTAGTTAAATTAATGGTCGAACATGACTTAAGATGAAAATATACAAGGTGTTCATGGATTTAGAATTAGTCGTTTCGAGACTACGAGAATTCAAACTAAAAGAATACAACACCCCATTCCCCATAGTGTTTGTGGAGGCCAGAGACCCAGACGACGCCTGCTACAAAGCTATGTATGGATTACTAAGCAGCGTTCTGTCCCAAGACAGTTCACCGCAAGCTTCCCGGCTTTGCCGAGAAATTGTTTTTGACATCAGGATAATAAAGGTTTTTGCTACATGAGAAGAAACTATGACGACCCGGCTTACAAAGACTGGAGAAAACGAATTTACAAACGAGACAAGTTTAAGTGTCAGATGCCTCGATGTAAATCTAAATTTAGGCTTCAGGCACACCATATTAGAAAATGGTCGTCGGCTTCTGCATTAAGATATGATGTCGATAACGGAATTACTCTATGTCGAGAGTGTCACGACGGAATAAACGGATTTGAATCACATTACGAAAGCGTGTTTAGCGAGATAGTAAGAAAAAACAATGGCTAGTTATAAAAAAGCTCCTAATTTTACTGTAATCAGAGATACCAGAGAACAAGAGGGGTATTACTTTTCTGAATACGGCGCATGCGAGGGGATGATAGACCAAAAATTAGACACAGGCGACTACTCCATACAAGGGATGGAAGATAAAATATGTATAGAGAGAAAGGGTTGTGTAGAAGAGCTGGCTATTAACTTAGGGCAAAAGAAACATGCGTTTCTAAGAGAGATAGACAGGATGGAAGATTTCCCCCACAAATTTATAATATTAGAGTTTAACCTCTGTGACCTCATTGACTTCCCAGAGAATAGTAGGATACCAGAAAAAAGCAAATCCTCAGTGAAGATAACCGGCAAGTATATGTTAAAGTGTTTGATGGAGTTTCAGATACACAACAACGTTCACATTATTTTCTGTGGAAACAAACATAACGCATTTTTAACAGTGAGTAGTATTCTTAAGCGTATTAACGAGATGTACACCATAGGAAGAAACAAATGATAGACCCGCAAGGCGATGAGCTTCTAGGAGACATTCATAATTACTGCGTAGACTTAAAGAACAGAGAGATATACCTACATGGGTATATAGCCAACTGTGACGAAGATCCCGGAGTGGATTACAGGATGGCGTCTTCTTTTATCAAGAACATCAGGTCTTTGGACTCGGTTAGTAACGACCCGATAATAATACACATGAATAGCCCCGGCGGTAACTGGAGTGATGGGATGTCTATATATGACGCGATAAGAGTTTGTCGGTCTCATATAACCATTATCGCCTATGGTCAGGCAGAGTCAATGAGCAGTATAATGCTACAAGCTGCTGACATAAGAATAATGATGCCAAACGCATACTTCATGTCTCACTTTGGAGCTAGCGGAAACGAAGGAAGTTACTTAGACACACAAAACTGGTCAAAATTTGAAGAAAAGATATTAGATATAATGCTTGATATATATACCGAGTCTTGCGTTGACGGAAAGTACTTTGCTGAAAACCTAAAAGAAGTCACAAAGCAAAAGGTAAAGTCTTTTCTAAAAAGAAAACTTAAAGATGGCGACTGGTACTTAACTAGCAACGAGGCTGTATATTATGGCTTTGCAGACGCCGTCATCTCAACTAAAAAATACAGAACAATTAATAGCCTAAAATGAAAAAACTCAAGCAGATAAAAGAGGCTTGGCTTGGATTAGATATTTCTGACGAAGAACTATTTAACCCAATGGCGATACTAGATCCAAACGGCGAAGACTACCATCTTAAGCTGTCTTGGTTGATGGTCAGGCCCGAATACTTTTCATTCCTATGTAAGCAAGTATTCAACATACAGATACTTCCCTCTCAAGCTCTTATGCTTCATGAGATGTGGAACAGAAAATTTCCAATGCTGATAGCCAGCCGTGGCTTTGGTAAGTCTTTCATTCTGTCTCTCTATGCGATGATGAGAGCCCTGCTACTTCCAAACAGAAAGGTCGTTATTGTCGGTGCTGCTTTTAGGCAGTCTAAGGTTCTCTTTGAGTACATGGAAACCATATGGTACAATTCTCCAATTCTCAGGGATATATGTGACGGCAACAGTGGTCCACGAAGAGACGTAGACCGCTGCGTCATGAGAATAAACGACAGTAGGGTTACATGCCTACCCTTAGGAGATGGTCAGAAGATTCGTGGTCAACGAGCCAATGATATTATTAGTGATGAATTTGCATCCATCCCTAGAGACATATTTGAAACTGTTGTTGCTGGTTTTGCTGCCGTAAGCGCAGACCCCATAGAAAACGTAAAAAGAATAGCGTCAAAGAAGAAGGCTGAGGAGCTAGGAGTATCTCTAGAGATCGAACAGGAGTCAGTGTCTAGCAGTAAAGATAATCAAATAATTCTATCCGGAACGGCCTATTACGACTTCAATCATTTTTCAACATACTGGAAAAAGTGGAAGTCTATAATAAAAAGCCGGGGACAGATAGGGAAGCTAAGAGAAGTGTTTGGTGGCGAAGATCCACCAAAAGATTTTGACTGGAGAGAATACTCTGTGATTCGCATACCCTACGAGCTTCTACCAGAAGGCTTTATGGACGCCTCACAGGTCGCCAGATCGAAAGCGACGGTGCATGCGGGAATATACCAGATGGAGTTCGGAGCGTGCTTTACACGCGATTCTCAGGGGTTCTTCAAGAGGTCTTTAATAGAGTCTTGTGTAGCTTCAGAGCAAGAGCCAATAAAGACATTTGGAGGTGATAGCATATCGTTTAGTGCTTCCATAATGGGTAGTCACGATAAGCGGTATATATTCGGGGTCGATCCGGCTTCTGAGGTTGATAATTTTAGCATTGTCGTTTTAGAGGTTAATCCCGATCACAGAAGAATAGTTCACTGCTGGACAACCACAAGGTCTGACCATAGAGAGAAAGTCAAAAAGGGTTACTCCCAAGAGACGGACTTCTACGCTTACTGTGCCAAAAAAATAAGAGACCTGATGAAAATATACCCCTGTCTCCACATTGCCATGGATGCTCAAGGTGGCGGCATAGCGGTTATGGAGTCTCTTCACGACAAAGACAAAGTCCGCGAGGGCGAGCACCCAATATGGCCAGTAATAGACGAGGATAAAGAAAAAGATACTGACGACGAAAAAGGTCTTCACATATTAGAGATGTGCCAGTTCGCAAATTACGATTGGCTTTCTGAGTCAAATCACGGAATGAGAAAAGATTTTGAGGACAAGGTTTTGCTGTTTCCTCATTTCGACGCGGTGAGCATAGGAATATCAAATGCTGAGGACGGTTTAAAGGGCAGGGTCTTTGACACCCTAGAGGAGTGTGTCCTAGACATAGAAGAGCTAAAGGACGAACTCTCCATGATACAAATCACGCAGACGGCTACTGGCCGGGATAGATGGGATACGCCAGAAGTAATAGTCGCTGCTGGCAAGAAAAGCAAAATGAGAAAAGACAGGTACTCCGCCTTACTCATGGCTAACATGTCTGCCAGATGTTTAGCGAGAATGCCGACACCTCAACAGTACAACTTCTACGGAGGCTTTGCCACGATTCCCGAAGCAGAACGAGGTAAAAGAAAAGAGGACTATTTTTCAGGACCCAACTGGTTTACTGAGAACATGAAGGATATTTATTAAATCGTGTATAATAATTTATCATTCCAACTACATTCCAACTGTACAAAAAGAGAGTAAAAAATGAGCAATGATAAAGACTTCATAACTTGGGACGAATCTGACCCGTCTAGTAGAGAACGTGCATTTGGTAGTTATTCAGAATCTGTTGATTCCTATGCGGGTGTAAATAAGAGTCAGGGGTCTAATTACAGAAACTTTACAGACATTGAGCCCAACAGGTCTGTTCGCCCCGGGTTTAGAACGAGTGACTATCACGCGTTTCGTCCCGACGAGGCTATACCACACAGGCAGAAGAAAATCATTAAGATGTGCATGGACGCATATGATAAAGTTGGGATAATTAGAAATGTTATTGACCTCATGGGCGACTTTGGTAGTCAGGGAATAAGCCTTGTTCACGAAAACAAGAGCGCCGAATCATTTTTCAAGCAATGGTTTAAGAAAATTGACGGTAAAGAAAGATCAGAGAGATTCCTGAATAATCTTTACAGGTGTGGGAATGTCGTTGTTTACAAAAGCAACGCAACCATGACAAACGAGCTCGTAAAATATATGAGAGCTGTTGGTAGTGATATCAAGGTAGAAGTTCCAAACATGGCTAAGAATGTAATTCCTTGGAGGTACAACTTTTTCAACCCAGCTACGGTAGAAGCAAAAGACGGAAACCTTAGTCTTTTCCTTGGTAGGAAAAATTTTAACATCTCATCCAACGCCTTCTTTGACAATTTCAAGGATGGCACTATACCGTCTCAGATCCTAGAGACGCTGCCCCCAAACATAAAGAGCATGATAAAGCGCGGGGATAGAAAAATACCCCTAGACCCCGAAAGATTGTCTGTTGTGTATTACAAAAAAGACGACTGGAAGCAATGGGCAAACCCCATGATATATGCTATTCTCGACGATATTGTTATGCTTGAGAAAATGCGACTTGCTGACCTTTCTGCGTTAGACGGTGCTATATCCAACATAAGACTATGGACGCTTGGTGACCTAGAGCACAAAATATTGCCTAACAAGGCCGCTATCAACAAGCTCCGTGACATACTAGCAAGTAATGTTGGTGGTGGAACAATGGAACTTGTATGGGGCCCAGAGCTTAGCTACACTGAGTCCAACAGTCAGGTCTACAAGTTTTTAGGTTCCGAAAAATACACCTCTGTCCTTAACAGTATCTACGCCGGACTTGGCGTCCCCCCCACACTTACTGGCATGGCTGGTGGCGGTGGAGGATTTACTAATAATTTCATATCCCTTAAAACCCTTGTTGAGAGACTTCAGTATGGAAGAGATCTATTAACAAAGTTCTGGCAAAAAGAGATAGAGACTGTAAGAAAAGCAATGGGCTTCAGAAAGCCTGCTCAAGTACACTTTGACCAAATGAGCTTGTCAGACGATTCCGCAGAGAAAAACTTGCTCATACAGCTTGCGGATAGAGACATAATTAGCAATGAGACTATCCTTGAGAGGTTTAAAGAAATGCCATCCGTTGAGAAGATTAGACTTAAAAGAGAGCTCAAGCAGCGCGACGCCGGTAATTCTCCAGACAAGGCAAGTCCATACCACAATCCTCAACACGAAAACGACCTTGAAAAGATTGGCTTGCAGTCAGGAAAACTAAACCCAACAGACGTTGGTCTTGAAAGCACTGTCCCAGACGATATCTTAATGCCAAAGCCCGCACCACCTGCTGGACCCCCACAAAAAGAGAAAAAGGGTAGTGACCCAAAGGGAGGAAGACCACTCATGAAGAAAGACGAAGGCCCAAGGAAAAAGAGGGTAGAAAAACCAAAATCGAAACCGGGTGTGGCAGAGACTCTCATTTGGTTGGAAACCGCTTGGTCTGAAGTGTCAAGCGTCGTTAACACAGCCTTCCTTGGTTCTAAAAATAAGAAAAACCTAAGGCAGCTCACTAAGTCTGACGTTTCAGATCTTGAGAACCTAAAGCTTTCTGTTTTGACCAACATTGGTTTGTTTTCAGACGTGAACGAAGACTCAATCTACCAGACTATACTGAGTGGTCAGAATACCCCAGCTGAGTTCCAGCAGGCCCTTGCCAGTAAAAACATAAGCACAACCAATCTAAGCATTGACGATTACAGAAAACACGTTCTGGGGTCCTACCTTGAATTTCTACTGTCATAAACGTTGGTTTTTACGAAATTTTCAGAATTATGTGTATAACTTCTCTAGAGGCAAGACATATGAAAATCTATGATAAAGAAAAAAAAGATGGGATCGCAGATCTGGTTAAAACCCAGTCTTCGATTGCCTATTATTCCCCCGCTTCAGTTCTCGAACCAGAGGACGTTTTAGGAGGGGTAAGCAAGACAAGTCCAGAAGTAGAAAAGCTGCTCGCCAAGAGTAACCCAGACCAGATAGACTTATACTACCTTGAGTCTGTTTTAGTCTCTACTGGCTGGAACAAAAACGACGACGTTTTCCTGACTAAATCCACTTGGAACGCAAGAAACACGCCTGAAGATAAGCAGTTTAACTTCATGCACGATGAAAACGACATCATAGGCCATATTACAGGGAGTTATATCGCAGATAATGAAGGAAACATTATCGAAACCGATGTGGCGCCCAATCAATTTGATATAATTACCCAAGCGGTTCTCTACAATAGCTGGACAGATCCAGAAAACAGAGAGCGTATGGAAAAAATCATATCAGAAATTGAAAATGGAGATTGGTTTGTTTCGATGGAGTGTCTTTTTTCAGACTTTGATTATGCCCTAGTTGATTCTGTGGGCAAAAATCAGCTGTTAGAAAGAGATGGCGCTTCAGCGTTTCTGACTAAGCATTTACGTGCTTATGGAGGAGAGGGAGAGTACGAAGGATATAAGATAGGTCGAGCCTTGAAAAATATCTCTTTTACGGGAAAAGGCTTGGTTTCTAACCCAGCTAACCCAAGAAGTGTTATTTTAAATTCCACCAAGGCTTTCGACATTACAGAAGAAGATAAACTCACTATATTTTCAGGAGAAATAACTATGTCAAATGACAATGTAAGTATTTTGGAGCAGCAGGTCATAGACCTCAAAAATGGCCTCCAAGATGCACAAGCTGAAAACGAGGGCATGAGGAAAGATATCGAAGCAGCAAAAGATAAAGAATTTGCAGCAACGGTTGAAACCTTTGAAGTAGACCTCGGTTTAAAAGACGAAAGCCTAGCCGTTCTTCAAGAGGAAGTTAAAGCTTCCAAAGATCGTGTTATCGAGCTCGAAGACGCACTAGCAAAGAAAGACGAAGATCTGTCAGAAGCAGTTTCTAAGATTGAGGCCCAAGAGGCTGAAGCTAAGCTGTCTGCTCGTAGAGCTGCTCTCGTTGATACTGGCGCTGAAGAGGGAACTGTAGAGGAAACTCTTGCAGCTTTCGCCGAAGCAACAGACGACATGTTTGATCAAGTCGTAGCGCTAATGACGCAAAAAGCTGAATGGCCACCAAACAAGGATAAAGACAAAAAGAAGAAGGACGAAGATAAAGATAAAGACAAGGACAAAGACAAAGAAGCTAAAGCTTCTGAGAAAGTTGAAGAAGCTGAAGAAACTGAAGCCTCTGAAGAAACTTTTGAAAATGTAGAGTCTTCTGAAGCAACTCTCGTTGAGGCTTCTAATGAAGAAGATGAACTGGAATCCACAAGAGCTAATGTAGCTCAGTGGCTTGCAGATAATGTCCTGTCATCCAAGTAAACCTATAGGAGAAAAAAAATGGCTCTTAAAGCAGATAGATATGAAGTTCAGACTGATATCAGTTTCTTTTGCAATGAAGCAACTGGTCGTGGCGGAATAGTTTGTCACGATTCCACAGCTGGATCAGGCGCGGCGATGGACCAAGGTGTCAACTTAGTTGTAACCAAGAGTACCATCGCAAACACAGACACTCCTTTGGGTATCCTCCTTAATGATGTCGCGGATAAAGACTTAACCAGAACTCATCTTAACCAACATAAAGATGAAGTAGCAAAGGGCGGTAAAGTTACCGTTCTGCGTAAGGGTTATGTCGTTACTAACAATTTGGCTGGTCGGGTTCCCACCGTCGGGGATCATGCTTACGCTGGAGATGCTGGTAAAATTATGGCTTCTGCCAGTGGCGAAGTACCGGGTTCTGGAGCGCTCTATGTTGGGCGATTCCTTTCGACGAAGGATTCAGACGGCTATGCAAAAGTCGAAGTCAACCTTCCAGCTAACTAACCAATAACATTAAGGAGAAAACAATAATGTCATATAATAACAGACCTAGTGACGAATTTATTGCCTTGCTAAAGAAATCTGGCGATGGCGATATGAACACTGCTCAGGCTGCACAGCGAGAATTCGCTAAGGCCCTAGAATTACCTCTCCGTAAAGGTGTTTTGGCTGGAGACGTGTTGGGTAATATTTTTGAAACGATGACAGTCGAACCGGGAGCCTCTACTGAGTATCCTCTCGACTTACTTTCCCCGGGTATGGAAGGCGAACACGTAGCCTATACCAATCCCGGTCATGGTAGAGTCCCAGAACGTAGCGTCGAAGGCGATTACGTAATGATTCCTACTTATAGCATTACGTCCTCAATTGACTATCTCTTGCGATATGCTCGTGAAGCTCGATGGGATATTGTGGGTCGTGCTATGCAGGTTTTGGAAGCTGGCTTTACCAAAAAGATGAACGACGACGGATGGCACACCATCCTCGCCGCTGGCGTAGACAGAAACATTCTTGTCTATGATGGCGATGCTACACGAGGCATGTTCAGCAAGCGTTTGGTTTCCTTGATGCAAACCGTGATGCGCCGCAATGCGGGTGGCAACACTGGTTCTTCAAATAGAGGACGCCTAAGCGATCTTTATGTCAGTCCAGAAGCTCTGGAAGACGTAAGAAACTGGGGACTAGATCAGATCGACGAAGTAACACGTCGTGAAATCTACACCGCGAGTGAAGGTGGAGCACCTATCACACGCATCTTTGGTGTTAATCTCCACGACTTGGACGAGCTTGGAGAAGGTCAGGAATACCAGAGCTTCTTCAGTGTAGACCTCGCTGGCGCTCTTCAGGGCTCCGATGACGAACTGGTTGTTGGTATTGACCAATCTGCCAACGACAGTTTCGTGATGCCTATTAAGCAAAGCCTCGAAATCTTTGAAGATCCTACTCTTCATAGACAACAGAGAGCTGCTTGGTTTTGGCGTTCTAGATAACAGAAGATTACTTCTGGGCTCATTCTAAGAATAGTCTTAACCACTCGTGTTTAAAAGGCCACCTCCATATACGGGGGTGGCTCTTTTTTTATGTGTATATATTCTATAGGAAGAATTACATTCCGCGAGGATTCAAAACATAGGAGATAATAATGGCCGCACTTTCAGATTATTTAGAATCTGGCTTACTAAACCATGTTTTTAGGGGCTCCACATTTACTAAGCCTACTAATATATCAATCGCGCTGACTAGCGGAGTACCGCTAGACTCACAGACTGGAGAAAACATACCTGAGATACCAAGTGGTATAAACAGTTCAGGAACTGGATACTCTAGAGTGAATATAGGCGTGCCGTCAAACGAAGATTGGACATTTAGCGAAGCTATGTTTAATTCCGGGAGCGGGATTATAGCCAACAGTGGGCAGATAATTTTTAACACAGCTCTATTAGACTGGGGACATGTCTCAGGAATAGCTGTCGTTGATCATAGCGACTGGGGATCCGGAAACCTACTCATGTACGCCCAGTTAGAAAACCCAAGAATAATTTACGCTGGAGACAATGCAAAGTTTGATGCAGAAACTTTAGAAATTTGCTTTAAATAGGAAAAAAATCAATGACGAGTGTAGATAAGCAAGCGCTTGTAAGTAGGATATACACACAGTTAAGAGACAATTCAAAGCAAGAAATTTCTCCAAGAGACGTAAGAACAAATCTTCTTGACATAATTGATTCCGTCTACCTATTTACTGCAGACAAAAACCTAGACGCTCTAAACTTTGCTACCCCTAACGCAAGAACGACCAGAGCTGGCGTTGATGCTCTTGGTAAGTTAAAATTAGCGGGGTATAGCAGCTATGACAATTCCGCCTTTGGGTATAACTCCTTAAACGGTAATTATAACGGTACGAAAAATACCGCCGTGGGTTCCTACGCGATGAGCTGTAGCCTATACGGAAGTGAAAATGTCGGGATTGGATACAATGCCTTAGCTGGCAATATTTTTGGCAATAGAAACGTGGCGATTGGCAGCCACGCCATCCAAAACAACAAGCACGGTGGGTACAACATAGCTA